ACATTTGACCTGACCAACCCTGAATTGGACGACGCCGACCGCGATGATCTCATTAGCGTTTTTATGGGGCAACCAGTAGCCATTAACGACCTGCCGCCAAACATGGGTTCGATTTATCAGGGTTTTGTTGAGGGCTGGTCATTTCGAGCGTCATACAATCAAGTTTCCGTGTCCTTGTTAGTTTCGCCAACCGCTTACTCATTGCAAGCGTTGGAATGGCAACAGGTATCGGGAACAAAAATTTGGTCGGGCGTGTCGCCAACGCTTGATTGGCAACGTGCCACAATTGTCACTTGATAAGGAGAAGAACCTATGACAAACCCAACCACCCCGTTTTCGTGGCAAATGCCCACGTCAAGCGATTTAGTCACGGATTTACCAGCAGACTTTGAAACATTTGGTCAAGCGGTAGCCACTTCAATGGCTGACTTGCTTGGTGGCACTTCAGGTCAGGTGCTTTCGAAGGCGTCAAACACGGACATGGATTTCACATGGGTCACAACAGACGACACAAACGCGATTCAAAATGCGATTGTGGATGCAAAAGGTGATCTTATTGCTGCAACTGCGGCAGACACACCAGCGCGTTTGGCAGTTGGTGCGGATTACGGATTCTTGCAAGCATTGGCAAGCGAAAGCACAGGATTAAAATGGGACGCTGGTGCTTACACAAGTTACACGCCTACTTTAAGCGCGACTACTGGATCATTTACAAGCGCAACGGTTACTGGATTGTACAAAAGAATTGGTAAAGTTTGCCTAACAAAAGTGCAAGTTGCTATAACAACAAATGGAACGGCGGGCGGTGCGCTTATTACAACTCCTTTCACTCCGACAAGTTATGCGACAGGAACGTGGCGAGAAGTAATATCAACTGGCATTTCTGGACAGATTTTTTTATCTACGGCTACACAATTTCAAATTGTGAACAATGACAATAGTAATCCATGTGCAAACAATCGCACTTTTCAATGTTCAATAGTTTTCGAGGTGGCATAATGACAAAATTTGTTTCTACTTTAGGAAATGACAACGACGTATCAGATGAGATTTATTTGGCGCGGTTGCGTTATTGGCGTGACACAGAATTGGCGCGTACTGACTGGACACAAGTTGCTGATTCAGTTTGCGATAAAACTGCATGGGCTGCTTATCGTCAAGCACTGCGCGATCTACCCGCAAGCAATTCAGACCCGCGAAAAATAGAATTGCCAACTGCCCCATGACTTATCCGCAAGGCACTTCCGCTGCGTTAATTGAAGCCGCAAAGGCTGAAATTGGCACGGTTGAAGAAGGCGACAACCTGACAAAGTACGGCAAATTTATGAAGGCAGACGGCTTGCCGTGGTGCGGTTCATTTGTCAATTGGTGCGCAAACCAAGCGGGCGTCAAAATTCATTCCGTTGTTGGAACTGCTGCTGGTGCGCATAAATTTAAAGAAATTCAACGTTGGTCAACAAGCCCACAATTGGGTTATTTGGCGTTCATGGATTTTCCACATGACGGGGTTGATCGCATTTCTCACATTGGCATTGTTGTTGGCTTAATTGACGACAAACAATGCGTCACAATCGAAGGCAACACCAGCGGGACAGGCGACCAACGCAATGGCGGCTTGGTCATGGTGAAGATTCGAAACATTGGCAAGGAAATTGTTGGGTTTGGAATTCCAAAGTTTGTCCCTTACAAGGGCGAATTTCCAACAGTTGAAATGCCAAAATCGGGAGAAAAACCGACAAAGGAGAAAACAAAAAAATGGACAAAGCCAAAGCAATAGCCGCTTCATGGGCACGATCATTTATGGCGGCTGCGCTCGCCTTATACATGGCAGGTGTGACAGACCCAAAGACACTTGCAATGGCAGGTGTTGCAGCCGTTGCGCCCGTCATTTTGCGAGCGATAAACCCTGCTGATAAGAGTTTTGGGTTAACGGGGAACTAGCCCGAAAACTCACGGCAGCAGGATTGGCATTGTCATTTTTGCTAATCCTGACTGCTTGTGGGTATCAGGGCTGGACACGTTATGAGTGCCAAGAATTTGCCAATTGGGAAAAACCCGAATGTCAAAAACCGCAGTGTATCCCCACTGGAACTTGCACTTCAGACATCATTGGAGAGATCGAAACACAAAGCCACGCGCCGTCGAACCCCTGAAGACGTCCACGCCCAGTTAATTTTGATAATTGGCGGAACGCTTGCTGCGGTGTTTTTGGTCGTAACCGTTGGAATCACTTACGCGCTGATTTTCGTGACGCAGCCAATTGGGGCACAAGCACCAAACGACGCGGCGTTCATTGACCTATTGAAAACTCTGGCAATTTTCCTGACTGGTTCATTGGGTGGGGTACTTGCTGGAAACGGACTTAAATCCAAGTCAAAGCCCGCAGACACGCCGACAAACACGCAAGGTTCTTGACGGCGCGTTGCTCATGCGTCACCCTGAGTTCAGGTGGTAGCAGTTACCGCCTAGAATCGGGAGAATTCAAAATGGTACTTGATCTATTAGACCCACAAACGCTGAAGGCGTTGTTCCTTATTGGCTTGTTGTGCGTTTTCGCAGCAGCCTTTGGTTATTCAGTTGGGCACAAAGACGGCAGCCGTGAAGGCTATACACGCGGGCGCGCTATCAGTCGCCACATTTCACAGACAAAAAAGGGAGTGAAATAAATGGGGTTCTTGGACAATTACGAAGCAAGCCGTGAACGCTTAGAACGCTGGTTGCGCACTTACCCAACAGGGCGCATTGAAACCCGCATTGTTGAATTCAGTGCTGAGAAGGGTTATGTCCTAGTTGAAGCGAAGGCGTATCGCAATGACACTGATTTACAACCAGCGGGCGTTGATTACGCTTATGGGTATCAGGGCGCGTACCAGCAAAACATGAAACGTTGGTTCGTCGAAGATTCGGTGACAAGCGCAATCATGCGTGTTCAACAATTGGTCATGGGCGGTGCTGAACGAAGCACCAAAGAAATCATGGAACAGGTGGAAACAACACCAGCCAAAGTCGCCAACACCGACACAACGGACTATTGGACAACCAAGTTTGGTGACATGCCAGCAGCCGAACAAACAGGAATTCCTTCATTGGGTTCAAGCATGGAAGAAATCACAAAACAATTGGGTGGTGAATTGGTCAAGGAAGCACCCAAGTGCAGTCATGGACACCGCGTTTGGCGCACTGGTACAAGTTCCAAGACGGGCAAGGATTGGGCAAATTATTCATGCGTTGGACGCAAGCCAAACCAGTGCGACCCGTTGTGGTATGTCTTCACAAGCGACGGCACATGGAAGCCGCAGGTGTGACATGGGCGATTTTATGGAGATCATCAACCCGCAAACAATGAAGGGCAAATTGCTGGAAAATGGTGAAGTTGTCGCTGAATACAAAGTTGAACAATGCGATAAGTGTTCAATCTTGGTGCGTTTTGACGCCTTCGGGTATCAAAAGGGTTACGGTGACGACAAAATCATTTGGTTTTGCAGGGATTGCAGATGAAAGTCACACTGACGCGTGATGAAGAATTCATTTGTCACGAAGCGGCAATTCATCTTGCCAAGCAAAACAAGGATTATTGGCAAACCCGTGAGGGCGGTTATACAAAAGACAAATCACTTCACGAACTCATTGCACAAGACGCCGAAAGCATTGGCAGTGAATGGGTGGTTGCAAAATACTTGGGATTTCCATTTGACCCATTTGAGCAAAAGGGCAAAACCAAAGCCGACGTGGGCAGTCACTTTGAAGTCCGGTGGACAAAATACGTTGCAGGGCAACTCATAATCCATGAATACGATCGCACTGACGACGTTGCCATTCTAGTCACGGGCGAAAGTCCACATTATTTCATTGCGGGTTGGATACCCATTGCAATGGCAAAACGTCCAAAGTATCGTCACACCAAACAACCAAATTGGTGGGTCACGCAAATAAACCTTCAGCCGATTGAAAACCTGAGGAGAAGCAACTATGGAAACCGTTCAGTTTGAATGTCGAAAATGCAAGAAGATTACCAAGCAACTGATTCACAAAGTGACCGACAACCTGCCCGACGGTGTGGAAGTGCTTCAATGCACCAAATGCGAATTCATGGGCATTGCGCTGATTGGTCAATCAAATGCCAATCTATGAGTTTAAATGCGTCGTGTGCCAAATCAGTGTTGAAGTGGATAAGTCAATCCATGAAGAACACGAACCAATCTGCTGCGGGCAAAACATGAGTAGGGTCTACTCAACCTT